GTACAACGACAAGTATCGTTGGGTGCCATTGAACGCTGACGTGGCAGGTCTCTGCGCTCGTACCGACACTATTGCTGACCCTTGGTTCTCACCAGGTGGGTTGAATCGTGGTCAAATCAAGAACGTAGTGAAGTTGGCATATTCACCAGACAAGGCAGACCGTGACACACTGTACAAGAAGGGTGTGAACCCTGTGGTGTCATTCCCAGGTGAAGGCACTGTACTCTTTGGCGACAAGACACTTCTTAGCAAGCCATCAGCATTCGACAGAATCAATGTTCGTCGTTTGTTCATCGTACTAGAAAAGGCCATTGCCACAGCAGCCAAGTACCAATTGTTTGAATTCAATGACGCCTTCACACGTGCTCAATTCCGTAATTTGGTGGAACCATTCCTCCGTGACATCAAGGGTCGTCGTGGTGTCTATGACTTCCGTGTAATCTGCGATGAAACCAACAACACAGGTGATGTGATTGATGCCAACCAGTTCGTGGCTGACATCTTCATCAAGCCTGCTCGTTCCATCAACTTCATCACACTGAACTTCGTTGCCACACGTACTGGTGTCGCATTTGAAGAAGTGGCTGGCGCCTAATCAATAACTATCTAGGAGAACACAATGGATATTTCGCAATTCAAGAACAAATTAGGCGCAGGTGGTGCACGTCCAAACCAATTCCTAGTGACACTAACTTTCCCTGCTGCTGTTGGAGCAGGTGCAAGTGATGACTCACTACTTGTAACATCTGCAGCTCTACCCGCATCAAACGTCAACCCCACCATCGTGCAATATCGTGGTCGTGAAGTGAAGATGGCCGGTGAACGGACATTTGATCCATGGACCATAACCGTGTTGAACGACACATCAATGAAGATGCGCCAACTGTTTGAACGTTGGTCCAACCTCATGAACAATCGTGTGGACAACGGCGGCTCATTGGCACCAGCTACATATATGTGTGACCTGGAAGTGTCACAACTGGACCGTAATGATGCCATCATTCGCACCTATAAAATCTTTAACTCATTCCCAATTACTGTTTCTGAAGTGGCATTGGCCTACTCAGCAAACGATGTGATTTCAGAATTCAATGTGACGTTCCAATACTCACATTTTGAAGTGACACCTGTTTAATCTTTAACAAGGTAGAAATATTATGGAAATTTTTGGGTATTCAATAAAGCGGAAGGAACCGGTACAAACTGAACGTTCATTTGTACCACCTTCTGATACTGAAGGGGCACTGGACACCATCAAGGCAGGTGGCTATTATGGCACCTATCTGGATCTGGAAGGTGCAGCAAAAAATGAATCTGAACAAATCAAACGCTATCGTGACATCTCATTGATGTCTGATGTGGACATGGCCATTGATGATGTGGTGAATGAAGCCATCGCCAATCTGGACAATGAACAAATTGTGACCATTGACCTGGAAAAAGTGAAAACCACGGCATCTGTGAAGAAAAGCATTGAAAATGAATTCAACACATTGTTGGAGATGTTGCATTTCAAAGACAAAGGTCATGATTATTTTCGTCGGTGGTACATTGATGGTCGTATCTATTTTCACAAGGTGATTGATACTGCCAAGCCTAAACAAGGCATCACAGATATCAGATACATTGATCCAAGAAAAATCAAAAAGGTACGAAACGTCAACAAAGAAAAAGATGTGAAAACTGGCGTGGAGTTTGTGAAGAATGTGGAGGAGTACTTCGTGTACAATGAGAAGGGCCTTCACATGACTCAGAATGTTGCCGCATCTGTGAATGTTCAAGGATTGAAAATCACAAAAGATGCCATCTGTTACACCACATCAGGATTGTATGATGTGGACAATCAAATGGTGTTGAGCTATTTACATAAAGCCATCAAGCCTGCCAACCAACTTCGCATGATGGAGAACGCTTTGGTGATTTATCGGTTAGCCCGAGCACCAGAACGCCGTATCTTCTACATCGACGTGGGCAATCTTCCCAAGTTGAAGGCAGAACAATATCTGAAGGACATCATGAATCGTTATCGCAACAAGTTGGTGTATGATGCCAACACAGGTGAGATTCGTGATGACAAGAAGACCATGAGCATGTTGGAAGACTTCTGGTTGCCTCGTCGTGAAGGTGGTAAGGGGACGGAAATTTCCACCTTGCCAGGAGGACAGAATCTTGGTGAGATTGCTGACATTGAATATTTTCAACGTCACTTGTATCAGGCATTGAATGTTCCCATCTCACGATTACAACAGCAAGCCGGATTGAACTTTGGTCGTGCTGCTGAAATCACCCGTGATGAATTGAAGTTCACCAAGTTCATTGGCAAACTTCGCAGACAGTTCTCACAAGTGTTCAGTGACCTGTTGAAAACACAATTGATTCTGAAGGGTGTGTTGACGGAACAGGATTGGAAGGAGATGTACAATGATGTGGAATATCGTTTTGCTCAAGACGCCTATTACACAGAAAGCAAAGAACAAGAAATCATTCGTTCACGAGCTGAACTAGTAGGACAAATGGATCCCTTCGTAGGCAAGTATGTCACGAAGAAATACATTCAAAAGAACATTCTCCGCTTCACTGATGAAGAAATCGAGGACATGGAGAAAGAAATGGAAGCCATGGCTCCTGAACCTGAACCGAATACACCTCAAGACATCAATTCATAACTCCTTAGGAGATAGATATGGAAAATATAAACGAAAACGTTCTTGATTTAATTGACCACATTGATAGTGGTGATGCCATGGAAGCTGAAAAAGCCTTCAACAACATTTTGCAATCACGTGTGGATGAATTGTTAGATGCCTACAAGCAAGATGTAGCCACCAACATGTTCAACACAGAACAATGTGCTGATTGTGAAGAACAAAATGAAGAAGTTACTAATGAAGCCTTGAAGGGCGGCCAACACAAGATTGATGCCAACAAGAATGGCAAAGTGGATGCTCATGACTTCAAGTTGCTTCGTGGCAGAAAAACAGCCAAGACAGAACGTACAGACAGCGCACTTGCCAAGAGAGTAGAGCACAACAAGAAGAGCATGAAGGAAGAAGCAGGTGTTGAAGAATCTGTGGCAGGATTAATTGGTGCTGGTGTTGGTTTAGCTATGGCTGCTAGAGGAGCCAGTCGTGCAGCAAAAACTCCTTTGTCAGGACCACGTTCTGGAACTAAAAACTACTTGAAGAATTTTGCCAAGGGTATGGTAGGTATGAAGGACAAGCCCAAACCCAAGAAGAACGTGAAGGAAGAAATGGAACTAGATGAAGCTTCCTACTCAACCAAAAAGCCAGGCAAGATGTTCAGCAAGATTGCCACCAAGGCTGCCAGAAAGTATGGAAAGGAACGTGGCGCCAAAATTGCAGGCGCCGTACTCGCCAAGCTCCGTAAGAAAGGAAAGTAAAAATGAACGAAGCCAAGATGACTGACGCTGACATGAAGCAGCGGGAAAAGATTGTGAAGTCCATGAAGAATAGCTTCAAGGATTTTCGCAGACGTTATGGTGCTGATGCCAAGAATGTGATGTACGCCACAGCCACCAAGATGGCCATGAAGGAAGACCTTCAAGGGTCATCTGTGGCAAAAGTTCCTTACCGAGAACTGGACATGGACAATCTGGTGCAAGATGCCATCAAAGACATTCCTGAAGATGATGGACCACACACCAGCAGCATTGGTGACATGGATGCCATCAACTTTCAAACTGTCGCCAAGCCTGAAGATGTGGTGAATCAACCCAACAATGAAGGCAATCGTGAATCCACAGCTGTGACATCCACCAGAAAAACTGGCAAGCCATTCAAAGCCATTCGTTCACGTGGTCCAGGTAGTTATGGTGCTGAAGATTTGTCAGGTGCCGTGGCTTCAGTAGCCATAGGTGAAGCCGTGAAGGATGAAGCTGACAAGGGTGAATATGATTACGAAGGTGACATGGCCAAGTCCTCACTTCGCACTATCATTCGTAACGCAGAAATGATGCATGACATGTTGGGAGAAGATACCAATCTTCCAGAATGGGTGCAAAGCAAAATCACCTTGGCAGAAGATTACCTTGTGTCAGCAGCACAATACATGCAATCAGAAATGTCAGAAGAAGTGGAACTGGATGAGGGTAAGTGGGATTATCCAAAACAATTGACACAAACAAAAACTACATCGCAAACTGGTAGTACAAATGCCGCGGACAATAGAGCACGTAGAAAAGCCTTCCGCAAAAAGGTTAAGGCAGCTGCACATAAGAAATTAATGAGTGGGATGAAAAATGAAGAAGTGGAACTGGATGAGATTTCCAAAGAACTTGCCTGGAAAGCTGCCAATAAGTCAGCAGAAAAAACCAGAGTAGCAGCATATGGTTCCATCTATGGCGGCGAATCTGGACATAAAAGATTTCAAAAAGCTGTTCGTCAACACAAGAAAATTTCTGATTATGCATCTGCAAAAACACCAAAGGTTCCTTACGTTAAAGAAGAGGAACAAGTGGATGAGTACAACGCCACACCTTTCAGAAATGCAGAACGTGGACCACGTGGCAGCAAGCCAGCAGGTCAACCACGAACCTCCAACTCCAGACAATTCTTCCGTCCACCTGAAGGCTTCACCAAGAAGGGTATAGAAAAGGGTGGCGGTGTGAAGACCATGTATCATTACAAAGGCAAGAGCAATACACCTTCAGGTGCCACCATGAAGATGGGCGGCGTCAAGGTGAATCTAGGTAAGACACCTACAAAGAGAAGACCACAAGAAGGGAGCAAATAATGGCAATAACCGTATTAAAGAACACACCCATCCATGTTGTTGTTGCCGTGTCAGGTGCTAATGCAACAGAAGATATCAATTTACTTACCACCATCAAGACTGCAGCACAAACAGCAGGAACACCTGTGGTGAACATCAGCGCCATTCATTGGTCTGTGCCTGCAGGCAATGCCACCATCACACGCAACTCTGTGCCATTATGGTTGATGACAGGTTCCAGAGAATTTGAATTCAATGGATTTGCTGACAACAGAGAAAACACCAGCAACATTCAGGTGGCAATACCCGCAGGTGGCGGTACCGTCATCATTGAGTTGGTGAAGATTTCAGGTTATGGTGATACACAGCATGTGAATCCATTAACCTAAGGAGATGGAACAATGAAACTGATTTCAGAAATAGTTGAACAAGTACAAATCATCACAGAAGAAAAGAGCAAAGACCTGTATCTGGAAGGTGTGTTCTTGCAAAGTGAACTGGCCAACAGAAACAACAGAATCTATCCCAAGGCTGTGATGGAAAAAGAAGTCACACGTTACATGAAGGAATATGTGGATTCCAATCGTGCCTTTGGTGAACTGGGACACCCAGAAGGTCCCACCATCAATTTGGATCGTGTGTCACACATCATCACCTCATTGAAAGAAGATGGCAACAACTACATCGGTCGTGCCAAGATTCTGAACACTCCCATGGGCAACATTGTTCGGGGATTGATTGAAGGTGGCGCACAACTAGGTGTGTCATCACGTGGCATGGGCACCTTGAAGGAACGTGAAGGTGGCATCAATGAAGTGCAAAATGACTTCTATTTGGCCACAGCTGCTGACATCGTGGCAGACCCTTCAGCCCCAGATGCCTTCGTGCAAGGCATCATGGAAAACAAAGAATGGATGTTTGTGAATGGTAGCTGGACCTACCAGAACATGGATGAAACCAAAAAATTAATTGAATCAACCAAAAAACAACAACTGGAAGAAATGAAGTTCCGAGTGTTTGAAAACTTCATGAACAGTCTTTCCAAGAAGTAAACCTGTATAAATAATAGTAACGTTTGTAACTAACTTTAGGAGATAGTTAAATGGCCTCAATAGAAAACAAGATTCGTGATATGATGAATCGCAAGGCTGATGTGGCAGAATCTTACCCAGGTATGGGTAACAACAAAGAAGCTGCTGCCATGGCCCAAGGTTCATCTGAAACACCAACAATCCAAATGATGAACGTCACAAGTGCTGCCAAGCCTGGCAACCCTGTGAACAATCTTGCTGCAGGTGCAGGTGCAATGGAATCCAAGCCCATGAAGCAAGGTTCCTCACAAGACGCTGCCATCGACTCAGAAGATGACCAAGAAACACAAGGCAAGACACAAGCCAGCAAGGCAAAGAAGCAACCTGAACCTAAGCACCAAGGTGCCGGTGCAGCTCCCAACTACACCACACATGCTGATCCAACATCAGTTGTGAACCAAGCATCAAGTGCTGGCAACGTGTACAAGGAAGAAGCTGAAGTGGAAGAAGCTGTGGTCATCAAGCCTACACCTGCTGTACAATCAGCCATGGATGCCTTCAAGAAGAAGCGTGCTGAAGCCGCACAAAAGCATGATGGCAAGACCAATCCTCCCATGAAGGCTGTTCGTAAGGAAGAAGTGGAAGAAAACATGGAAGAAGAAGAACTGTTCATCTCAGAAGAAGAATACAATGCTCTTTCAGAAGAAGAAAAGGCAGAATTCGAAGCTGTGGAAGTGGAACTGGAAGAAGATGCCACTGAAGAAGTTGAAGTGGAAGAAGTTGAAGAAGCCATGAGTCCCAACTACAAGTCAGGTGATATCGCCAAGAAAGTACAAGGTGCTCAAGCATCAGCTCGTGCTGCCAAGGGTCAATATCAATCAGGTGATGTGACCAAGCGTGTGGAAGCACAAAAGGCCAAGATGAGAGAAGAATTGTCCAAGGACATTGAAAACCTTCTTTCAACTGAATCTGAATTGTCAGAAGAATTCAAGGTGAAGGCAACTTCATTGTTTGAAGCTGTTGTAACTGCACGTGTGGCACATGAAATGGAAATCATGGAAGATGTGCTAGCAGAACAAGCAGCAGAAGTTGTGGCTGAAATGCATCAAGAACTAGTTGATAAGGTGGATGCCTACCTCAACTACGTGGTGGAACAATGGGTGGAACAAAATGCTCTAGCCATTGAAAACGGTCTACGTACCGAAGTAACAGAAGATTTCATCGCTGGTCTCAAGGTGTTGTTCCAAGAGAACTACATTGAAGTACCAGAAGAACGATATGATGTTCTCGGCGAAATGCAAAACAAGATTGAAGAATTGACCGCAGTGGCCAATGAAGCATTTGCAGAAGCTGTAGAACTGAAGAAGGCATTGACTGAATCCAAGCGTGATGCTGTGTTCATGAAAGTGACATCTGATTTGGCACAAACTGAATCAGAAAAACTCCGTGGTTTGGTGGAAGAAGTGGAATTTGATACTCCAGAACTTTTCGAACAAAAGTTGACTGTCATCAAGAGCAACTACTTCCCAAAGACCATTGTTGAAAATGCAA